CGGATAAGTTTTTGGATTGTGTCATTGAGTACCGTTAGTTCAGTTTGTTTGGTTGCGTTCCATATGGATTTGCGACCATGGATGCCGTTGTGGCTGCCTTGGTGACAATCCTTGCAGAGCGGAATACAGAGGTATTGGAGGCCTTGTTCGATGTGGTGGGCATCTGAGGGTTCAGACACGCCGCAAACGCCACACGGCAGCGATTTAACCCGTATAAGGTGATTTCTTTGGGATGTAGTCAGCTTGTTGTTCATTTAATCTTTTTATTAAGAGTTTCCAAGCGGTTGCTGCACACAATGGCACTTGTCCATTTCCGATGGCTTTAAGTCTGTCCACTCTGGCGGCCACCCCATCAGCCACTCTACCCATGTTGGGTTCAGATTTCCACCAACTATGTTCGGCAGTTGCTCTCCATAATTTTGTGTTTTTCCCGATGCAGTAATCCTTTTCCCAGTTTTTACTGCTCCCTTGTAATCCCTTGCCGCTGGGGTTGGAAAATTCTTTTGCTCTTTCAAAACCATTGCCGTCAATCCATTTTGGTGATTTTCTCTTATGTTTAAATTTGCTTTGTGTTCCGAACTCAAGGGAGTCGGCCAATATTTCATATTGCTTACTTGGTCTCTCAAATTTGCTGGTTTGGTTCTGTTCGGCCTTGCTATTGTTGCTTCTCTCATCAGAGCCGACTCTGACTTTGGTGGCAATTTGTCCATTGTTGTTGGAGTAGCCCATGTTTCTTGCAACGATCCAAATTCTTTCTCTAAGGTGGTTTGCGCCAACATCGGCTGCTGATAACACACCCCATTCTGCATCGAACCCCATCTTGGCCAAGTCTGCAAGGACTCGTTCAAGTCCTCTAGTAGTGAGCATTGGACTGTTCTCAATAAATGCATATTGGGGTCGTACCTCGCCAATAATCCGTGCCATCTCTTTCCACATTCCTGACCGATTACCTTCAATCCCCCCCCCCGCCCTGCTGCGGAGATGTCTTGACAGGGAAATCCGCCCGAAACAACATCAACAATTCCTCGCCACGGCTTTCCGTCAAAGGTTTGAACATCATCCCAAATCGGGAAAGGCGGGAGAAGTCCGTCATTTTGTCGGGCGCACAATACGCTAGCTGGGTATGGTTCCCATTCGACTGCGCAGACGGTTCTCCATCCGAGCAAATGTCCCCCAAGTATTCCTCCACCAGCGCCTGCGAAAAGAGCCAACTCATTCATGCCGCCTTTACCGATCCGCGAAATACAGCTGCTTTAAATTCGTGCGGCAGGGCAAACTGGCTTTCCAAAATGCCTAGTTCTTTGCCTTTAGCCACAATGCCAGGCCATGTCTCATGCCATTCTTTGCCATCGACCACGCCAGGCAGAGTAACTTTTAACTCGTCAGACCAGCGCTCCTGGCGCAGCCAAGTGGCGGGGTAGCATACGAACTGGCCATCATTCTTACGCCATTGGTCCGAGCGCATCTGCTGCCGAATAGCGTCCAATAGTTCTGGCAGCGGCGGCCGGATTCCCTCGGTCTGGACCCATGCTTTACGGGCATCTCCCTTCGCCACACGGCGGGGATAAGTTGTCCAAAATTCTTCAAAGTCTGTCATTTATCCCTCAACCAAATAGCTAGAGCAGCCAAAATAGCAACAACCAACATAAACCAAGAAAAATCCATTAATGACGGGGTTTGGGCAGAATACGAAATCACTCGTCTGCTCTTTCGCGGATGGCTTTGGCAATGTCCTCTTGTTCCATGCCCTCAAACCAAGCCATCTCAGCAACCTTGGCGCATTGTTCGCGCTCGTACTCAGCTGCTTTTTTAATGGATTGGATTAACTGGTCTCTGGCAACTTGCTTAAATTCCTCAAGCATATTGTTTGTAAAGTATTCCAGCTGCGCTTCGGTGGCCGACCAATTTTTTTTAGTCTTAACCATTCCGCATCTAAGTGCCATTTCTTCAAGATCATCGAGGGTCATATTGTTCTCCTTTTGCAGAGAATATATGATTAGGAAATAGTTTGCAAGGTAGTTTTGGGTTTGTCTTTGCTTTTAACATAGGTTACCCAAGGGTGATAGCCATGATCACTTTAGCACCAGCAAAGATTAGTAAAACAATCCAGCCTATGCGCCCCATAAGGCAACGATTCATCCTAGCCTAAGTTGTCTATCACCCATGTCTTAGGCTAGTTCCGCAGTCCCTCGTTGACAGGCTGCTCCGGTTATCTGGTGGTGAGCCGATACCGTATCTACTGTTCCGCGCAGCCGATGTAGGCCCATTACTATCGTGCGGAGTACGGTCAGTAGGCAACAAAAAACCCCAAACTCTTGGGTGGTGCGGCCTGGCAGGGCATCCTTGGAATAAGTCCTCTTTAGATCAAATGACCAATTCCAAGCATTTTTCGCACCACCGAAAAATTCGGGGTTGCTGATCTTAAAGAGATTCCAACAAGTGCCACCTTGCTGACCCCTATATATTACCACGGATAGGCAAGTAGGCATACGCCTATTTTTAATAGGCAAGCGCCTATTTTTCTAGTGGTTTACCCTAGTTTTATAGGTATTTTCCCTAATTTTGATAAAAAAACGCATAAATCGGTTGCAAACAGTAAATAAACAGTTTACTATTACTTTACGGTCATTTGATCGGGAAACAAAATCGGAGAGAAAAATGAAATATACAGTACACCAAATCAACTTGTCAGATGACCAATTCAACGCTCATCGTGAGACATATCTCAATACAACATTTCACCCAACTGTAAAAGCAATTTTGACTGCGCAAGATTTGTATAAGCCAGTTGCTGAAATTAAAGCTGGTTCATTAAACGATGTGTTTCGTATTGGCAACATGGGAAATCACCCAGACATCAAAAGAATTGACGAAATGCATTCACTTTCAGTTGGCGATGTAATTGTTGACGAAACAGGCCACGCAGTTTTTGTTGCACCAATCGGTTTTAAATCAGTTCACGCTTGGAACTAATTAACGGGGCTTCGGCCCCATTTATCGGAGAGAAAAAATGAAAAACGGATTTACACCAAAAGAATATGCATACGCAGTTGCAATCGATGCCTTGTACCATGCAATTAAAAATAAGGATCGTGAGATTGATGATGTTACTGAATCAGAGCAAAACAAAGTCATTGATCAAATGAAAAAACTTAGAGAAGTTTTGGCACAAAAATCTAATTTAGACATAACACCAATTTAAACAACCGGGGTTTCGGCCCCATTTATCGAAGAGAATATATGAACCCAATCGACATCCAAATCACCCAAGTAGACCGCCTCGGTTTATTGTTGGCACAAATTGCTGATTTGACCAAAGAGGCAGACAGCATTAAAGACCAAATCAAAGAGGCAGCAACTGCTGGTGGCTTAACCTCTTACGAGGGCAATTTATATCGCGCAACCGTTGTGGCCAGCAATCGCCAGGTTGTGGATTACAAGGGCCTTGTTGCTGACCTGGGCGTTAGCGATGAGCAGCTGCAGATGTTTACTAAAATCACAGCAGTATTTGCAGTAAAAACAGTAAGCCGTTAATAGACCGGAGGGGTTTGCCCCTCCATTTTTGGAGAGAAAAAATGGAAGATACACAAGCATTACATCACCAGCAGCAGCTGGAGCATCAAGAGCAAGCAGCGCAGCCAGCTTATTGCGACTACATCGCTCACATAACCAAAAGAGCCCTTAACGCACCAGACCCTTTAGCCATTGTTTATGGTGCAGGTCGCATTCATTGGGACTTAGGTCCAGAGGGTCAATTTCTTAGCACTAAAAAGCATTTGTTTGTTGTCGATTGCAATGGCCGTCATTACAAAATCACCGTGGAGGAAGTATGACCAAAATTAACCTAGTAGCAAAACATTTAATCAGCAAGAAAAAAATAACCAGTTGGGAGGCAATCGAGCGCTACCACGCCACACGCCTAGCTGACATCATTTTTGACCTTAAGGCAGAGGGTTGGGACATTGTTACCGATATGGTCAAAGAGCCGTCTGGTGTGCGTTACGCAGTCTACCGCTTGATCTCAGTACCACGCAAAAGTCGGGTGTCAGCATGAGAAAAACTAACTTTGAGGCCAATAAATGGCAGCGCAATGTGTTTACTAAAAAAGAATCTCCTTGGATGGAGGCCTTTGCTGCCGTAGGTTTAGTTGTATTTATTTTACTTTTAGCATTTATTTAACGGAGAGAATATGCAAAAAATAGCAACCGCATTAGTCAAAGCGCAAAAAGCCTTTGGGCCTGCGCTCAAATCGTCCACCAATCCACACTTCAAATCAAGGTATGCTGATCTAGCAGCTTGCGTTGAGGCCGTGATTGATGCCTTAAACGACAACGGTATTGCCTTAGTTCAACATTCCCATGAATGTGCAGATGGAATCATCATTGAAACTATTTTTATCCATGAGTCTGGTGAGATGATTTCGGGTGGCAAGCTCCATGTGCCAGCTACCAAACAGGATGCCCAGGGGTACGGTTCGGCCATGACCTATGCTCGGAGATTCAGTTTGCAAGCAGCCTGTGGCATCGCTCCAGTAGACGATGACGGCAACCAAGCATCGCGCCCAGTAAAACCTAAATCTACCCGCACCAAGGCAGAGATTGAGGCCTTGATTACGGCAGCCACATCAACCGACCAGTTAACTGCTACATGGAAAACATTAGCAGCGGACGAGCGGGAAATGGTGCGAGACTTTGCAGCCAAACATCACACCAAATTAAAAGGAGATCAAAATGCGTGAACCAAATCCATTCCAACAAGACGGGACCTGGTGGAATAATCGCCTTGGTAAGTTAACCGGTTCTAGGATGGCTGCGGCCATGAACTTCCTAAAGTCTGGCAAAGAGTCTAGTGAGCGGGAGAACCTACGATACGAGGTGGTGGCCGAGCGCATCACCAACACCTTTGCGGACAAGTACATGACTTCGGATATGCAATGGGGCGTAGACCAGGAGTGCGCCGCTAAAGAGGCCTTTGAAAACCTCACAGGTTTAATGGTTAAGGATGTCGGCTTTATTGACCATCCAAGTATTGATCATTGCGGTGTGAGCCCTGACGGGTTTGTGTCCGATGGCTGCTTGATTGAGATCAAATGCCCCAAGACTAAGACACACATGAAATATGTGGCCAACCAGGCTATTCCACCGGAATACAAACCACAGATGCTTTTGCAGTCAGCTTGTACCGGTAAAGATGTCTGGTTTGTGTCCTATGACCCGCGTATGGGGGAGGGAAAAGACCTATTTATTAAGAAATATGTCCCGACCCCAGAGGAGTTGGCAGAGGTTGAGGCAGCTGCCGAGAAGTTTTTAGCCGAGTGCGATGCTTTATTTGAGTTTTTTAATGATGAATCGAATTATTTTGATAAAGGGAGTTTTTAATGTTAATGATCGGATTAGCCCGCCTGGGCAACGACCCAGAGGTTCGGTTTACACCAGACGGCAAGGCCGTTATGGATTTGTCCTTGGCGTTCTCGTATGGCCGTAAGGTCGATGGTAAGCAGCCAACCCAATGGGTCAATGGGACCATGTGGGGGGATAGATGCGAGAAGTTAAGACCGCACCTCACCAAAGGCCAATTATTGTTTGTCAGCATGACCGAACCCCATGTAGAAACCTATAAGCGCCACGATGGCACCGAGGGCGTTACTTTAAGGGCTAGGGTGGGCGAATTAGAGTTTGCTGGGGCAAAGCCCGATTCGCAGCCACAAACGCCTCAGAGCGCCGGAAAATATCCTTCACGGTCCTATGCGGGTGACATTAACGATGACACGCCATTCTAGGGGGAGACCATGAAAATGATCATAGCCGGTGTTTGTTTACTATTTTTAAGTGGTTGCGGCATCCTGCCCGACAAAAACGCCATGCCAGAGCAGCTGCTGGTAGTCGATGACAAGGTCCATTCGATGAGCCGTCTTGAGGTGGTTACGGCTATTCAAGACTGCCAGGTTGCTAAGACTAGAGCCGTTGTCATTTACGGTAAGCGCAAGGTTGGCGGTATGACCCGCGATATTGTGGTGGATGTCTCATGCGCCCCGCTTTATTAATTGTTGGCGCAGTTTTGTTGGTTTTATGGCATATGGAGGCCGTTCACGATGCGTACCGTGAGGGATTTACAGATGCCATGACCTACGAAAAAAAGAGCCCCACCAAAGAGGCAGGGCAAGAGGGTTTAAAAGAAACCAACGAAATCAATATTTAGTGTATCACGCGTAAGGACGAGTACCGCTGCGATCAATAATCAATGCCTGTTGCCGAGGTTTATCCTCTGGGTTATTAGGGATTGAAATATGGGTCCAGCGGTCAAACTCGCGAATAATCTGGTCGTACCCAAGGCCGGCAGCCATAACAGTCTTGACCACCTCATCTGGGGTCATGCCTGGCACACGAATATCCGCAGCGCAACCAATTCGGTGCTGGCTAGTGTCCTTAGACCCTACCGCGTCATTGACCTGCTTGCAACGAAATGCAGAATTAATCATTACCGGTTTACCGCCTAACGCAGTTTTGACCTGTTCTAAAAACTTAGCCAGGCGGTTTAGGTTAGCCAGTTCATCGGTGTTTGGCGTATTGTCAAATTGCCGGTGGTCGGTGGTAGTCAACTCCTCTAGGCTAAAGTGGAGGGTTAGTGGAGTAATCATTTTTTAATCATTCCTTTCATTTCTTCGGTTTTGTTTTTACTACCCTGGCTGGACCCAAAGTAAAACGATAGAACTTGGCCCGCAGCCGAGGTTATAAAACCAAGGGCAAAAATAACCAGTTGTTGTTGATTGTCTGGGGTATCTACAAACATCAATATCCCAATTAAGAAAAACGCCAATCCTACAACCCCTAGCGCTAAGACGGGGACCACAACCTTATCCAGCTTAGTTGCGTGTTCCGAGGTGGCTACGGCAGCATATGCCTTGCGCGCAGAGTCGCGGTCAGCTGCATCTAGTTTGGCGTACTCTAGGTCTAATTCTTTAAGTTTTAAGGCCATGTCAGGATTGCCGGTAAGAGCCTGGGTGACCCCTTCTACAGTAGCATCATCAATCCCTAACTTGGAGGCAATCCAACCTACGGCAGCGCCACCGGCTGGGCCAGCAACCGCAGTTGCCAACATGGGTGCAACCCCTTTAAGTATGCCTAATAAAGTGTCCATAAATTAATCCCCATACAAATAAATAAAATTGATGCCATCCAAGCAGCCACCAGTAAGTCGTATTTATTCATTTTTTACTTTTTGATAGCATAGTTGCGCCAATATAAAGCATTGCTTTAGCTTGTTCTAAATCAGTTGGCTGCTTATCCCAACCTACCGTAATCTGCCCTACAAACCTGCTGGGGTCAGGCGGTACACTAATTCTACAACCAAATGTCATCCCCTTTTCTATATACCACAGTCCAATTTCTGACTGTGCTGCTTTGTATTCACCACATGGAATATTACTAGCCATCAAAGCAATTACATCGTGGTTATTTGCTTGGTTTGCAGTAAATAATCCTACATCCAAACCATCGTTTGTTTTATCCCTTCCGGTCTTTGTATAGGCTCGATACTGTATGCGAGTACCAAAAAGAGGGTTAACTTTAAATATCGTTATTACAGTTGCGTCAGTTGTTTTAAATAAATGAACCGCTACATCGTCCACTCTATCTTCAGCAATACTTGGCAGCCTTTGGCTTTCTTTGTAAGTTCCAACAATTAACTCTTGCTGGTCATAAATAATGTACCCTGCAAACGCAAAAATAGCCATTAAGATAACTGCAAACAGTTTAAATGGTGAGTCTACATATGCCAACACTTTAGAAAGCGTGTCATTAGCGTTTAGCTTTTCTTCGGCCATTATTTTTTACTTCCCCAAACGATAAAGTACGCAATCCATGCAGCCGCCAAAAAACACCAAAATTGCACCCATTTAACCTTTGACAACTCCGCATCAAAATACTTGCGGTCCTCTTTTTCTAGGCGCTCAATCTCGGTTTTGATGTCAATTAATTTTTGCCATTCTTTAGTGCCGTACTTCTTAATAAAATCTATGCGCAGCTGGTATTCCTCATCGGAAATCTTCTTGCGGTGTTTGTATTCCTCAAGAGCCCTAAATATAGCTCGTTCTTTCCTTAACTCCGCTTCTCTGCGTTCCCGAATTTTGGCATTTGCCCGTTCTTTTGCTACATCTACCGCCTCTTTTTGTACTTCCTCAATGTTCTTACCAATTTCTCTACCGGCTTCTCTACCGGTTTTCATCCCCTCGCTGATACCCTTGGCACCAGCCGATAACCCTAGTTCGTCTGCCATATATCATCATTTTTTTAGTCTTTGCCATATTTCTGATATTGGCGTTGAGTTGATTTCCCTCCAGCCAATAAAGACACAGGCAAACATAATAAATAGGAAGAAAGCAAACAAGACCGTAAAAATAATAACCGCAAAAATTGCAATAAATAAAGCAAAAATATTGAGTATGGTTAATAACATTTAATGGGCCATTAGCATGATTGTTAATATAAATAAAAGGATTGCAATATAAATGCGTTTTGCCCAATATTGTCGATTTAATATGCGGGGGTCGTGAATTAGGTAACTCTGCAACTCCAACATATCTTCGTCATATTCAATGTATTTTGGCCTTAACGGGTTTAGGTAATATGCACAACCTATCTTAATTTTGCCATTGTTATATGGCACATCCATTACTTGTCGGCCTTATCTGCCAATCGGTCAAAAAACGATGCCATGATGCTTTCTAGCTTGTCAAACCGTGCAGCCATCTCAACCCGCACTTCTTTTAGGTCATCCTTGCGCACATACAGTTCTGGCAGACCTTTTTCAATCAGGTGGATGTCTCTGCGCAATTCTTTAACAGAATCCCATAGTTCTCTAGCAAACCAGCCAATGGATGCAACAACGCATCCAAGGGCAATATTGATAATCGTTTGCCATTCCATATTAGGTTTTCATGATGTAGCAAAGCGCATAGTAAGGCGGCAAATTAGCGTTAGTTCCGCTTACACCAGCAGTTGCATTGCTTACTGTAATTCCAGTTGTATTGGTTTGCGTGTTTTGTGTAGCTAAATTAGGTGCCGCATTAGCGTTAAATCCACTACCACCACCTGGAAGTTCTTGCGTACCTTTTATTTCATGAAGATGACCAGGGTCGGTAACTGTAGCTGCGTGTGTATGACTTACAACAACCGCATCTGCTGAACCGCCTGTAGCGTTTACTGCATAAGTTGTTCCAGCACCTATTACAAACCGGTCTCTTAGGTCTGGCGTACCATTATTTCCATTACATAGCACATATCCAGCTGGAATTGATCCAATTGATCCAGACCACAAGAAAATACCGCCAGCGGGTATTGGAGTGGCAGCTGGAGGGGTTGCGCCAATAATTCCATACAAATTGTCATAAGTCTGTATGGTTACATTGTTAGAGGTTGCAAGTACAAATTTATAGAAAAACCCCTCTGTTAACCAAATAGTAGAGGGTGGCCGGCCATCCGTTCCCAAGATAATTGGATTGGTATTAGCAATAAGACCGCTAGAGTCTGTAAAGGTAGAGAGCGGGGTGGTTGACCCAGCTTGGTAGGTATAAAGTTTTCCGGCGTTTAAAGGCAGGCCATCGTTATTAAAAAACTGAAAACCATTGCCTATGGGGGATAGATTGACTGCCATAATTTATTCCTTTTTACTTAAAATGTCTCTAATTAAGTTTGACTTGCCTTTAACGCCAGCTACTGGACCTAAAGTTTCTTGTTCAAATTTTTGTCCTGCTCGGCGCTCGCGGGCTTGTTTTGCCATAGTACCTAGGGGTATAACATTTATATTTAGTCCTACTTCAAGCAATTTTCCAGCTTTTTCCGCAAGACCAGCAACCAAAGTGTTGCTGTTGTTTGCAAAACTACCTTTTGGTTGGGCCATAACTTTTTTGGATACTTCACCTAAATCTCTAAGTGTTTGTGCCGTAGCGCCATCAAAAATGTCTTTTAATTTAGGGTCTAGTTCTTTCAACGCTGTGTTATAAGCAGCTTGGGAAAAATTGCCTTGTTGATCTACTGATTTGTTTCTTAAATGCTCAATAATATTAGCCGCAACTGCGTATTGGCCATCGGTGCCTTTGCCAAGGGCTTCCATCATAGTTTGAACATTCTTTTCAGTTCCCTTGTTTTTACTAAGCACATAAACATTTACAAAGTTCTCAGGCGCAACTTTATCGTCAACGGCTGCTTTGTAGGCGGGGTCTCGTTTAAGGGCCTCAAAACGCTCTCTAGCCGCTGATCTTGCAGCATCTGCTAGGGGCTTAAGTGCTGCAGCCTCGCCAGTTAACGGTAAGGCCTCTAACGAGTCTCTAACTATAGAAAGAGCCATAGAGGCATTTCCATCGTTTGCAGCTTCTGCTTTTCTTATTTCTGTAGCCAAATTAGTACGCAATGCCTCAAACTGCTCAAAATCCATCTTGCCACCATCACGGTATGCTTGTAACTGCCTTTGGATTGCAGGTGGCACAAACTCGCTTTTTAGTTTTTTGCTTAATTGCACATCGGCATTGTTTACAAAGGCGCGAGAATTAATTGGAAAATTACCACCAGCTGCCGTTTCTAAATCTTTATATAAACCGTTAATAATGGTTCGCCGGTCGCTATCAATACCTTTGTAAGTATCAATAACAATTTGACCAAAATCAGATGGTTTAGAGCCTGGCAAATCAGGCGCAGCACGGTCTCTAATAGCAGATAAGTTTTCAATTAATGCTTTATTTGTTTCGCCCATGCGGTAGGCAATATTTGGCAATTCGCCACGGCGATTTAACTCGTTACTAAGCGCCACCAAATCGCCAGTAGCTTGGCCGCGGGTCATATAGATGGGTACCGGTAGATTTAATGCTTGGGCATGAGACTCTAAGGCCTGCAAGTTAACTCGATTAGTTGGAATGTTGCGCACAGCACCTTGCAGTTCTGGTGGCAATGCATCAATAGCCGCTCTAATTGCTACAGGGTCACGCCGGCCAGCTGCGCCAACACTTGCTAAACCTGGCAGTCCTGGTGGGTCTTGCTTAAATTGCGGAGCCGTTCCCTCAACAACCGCCTTAACATTTTCGTATTCTTTAGCCGACATTCTTGGCTTGCCCTCTGGCTTGGGAGGAGGCAATCGACCCGCAGCCGTAACCGCAGTTAATTCTGGGGCTAATACTGGTGGTAGTTTTGTAGCTTCAAATGCCTTGCCAACTGTTTGTACCATTTCTTTGCCAGCTTCTGTACGGGGTACATAAGTACCAGCTTGCATTCTTGCCTTAAACACATCTTGGCCAACATTTGGTTTGCCAGTAATCTTTCCGTAGATGTCAGAGCCTAATTGTTCTACAGCTGCGATGGGCGCAGTCACCGCGCCTGTAGCTAGGGTTAGCGCAGTTTCTACTGGGGCATCCATTAAAAATTGTTTTACATTGCGCACTTTGCGTTGTTGGGGTTCTTCGATTACGCGCCCAGATGCGTCTTTCTTTACAACCTCTGGAACACCGGCAACTAAGGTTTCTCTTAGTTTTGCCTCTTGCGATATATCACCCATTACTTGAGTGTTTTTTTGTTTTTCGTATTCTTGTTTAGTAGCACTCAAAGCGCCAAATAAATCAGTTGCCTGAGTTGCTGGTTCGGCTTTTTGTTCTTTTTGATATTCTTGTTTGGTAGTTTTTATGGCATCAAATAAACTACCAAAGCCAATACCGCCTTTAGATTCTGTGGCTGCCATAGCGGGTCGTACCCCTAAACGCTCAAAAAGTGCTTGACGGGTTTTCAAAGGGTAGCTATTAAACTCAGCTGGGGTAGACAGTATTCTTTCTAATAATCTAGTATTAATTGAACTACCTTCGCTAGACATAGATTGGCCAATCTCTAATGCTTTAGTTCTAGCATCCGCACTTAAATTTTCATGGACAAATGGATCGCTCATCGTTTTTGCCTTGGCAATGTACCGGTATTAGCAAGACTTTCAATGTTTCGAGCCTTTCGTTCAAACTCATTTAATGCCTCTAAGTTTGTTGGTTTAATTTTATTGTAAGCAGTTATTTTTTCTTGAGGCGTTAATCTGTCTGACGCAAATATTGCCATTGCTTCATATACCCTAACATCTTTATTTTCGTCCCACGCCGCTTTATAACCCCTTGGTAGATTAGCTTCATTTAATCCAAGTTGTAAGAACTTGTTTGCGCCTTTTGCCTCTAGCATTGCGCCGTAAGCCTCTCCACGCAATTTGGTTGCTATATTTTTTAATATTTCAGGCGGGTATACCTCGTTACCCGTTGCTTGAGATACCAAAGCAGTTGTTGCATCGGTCTTGCCACCAATAGCTTGATTAGTTGCAATAACAAGGTCAGCAATCTCTTTAGATAATAATTTGTAATCTGCATCGCCAATAGCTGCTCTTAATTTAGCTTCCAACTCGCCAGGCTTACCAGCCTTAAAATCCCTACTCGATTCAATTTTGCTGATAGTTTGCAACACTCTATCAACGCGATCAAGACCTGTTGGCGCCGTTGATCCAACGGCTGATAGATTTTTAATATAGGCTTGACCCTCAACAGTTGCTGATTCTTCGCCAGGAGCAAATGGGCGAATATCACCCGCTCTGCGTACTGGGTATGGCAAGGCAAAGCCAGGGTCGTTTCTAGGCGCAACCATGTCAGCGCTGGTAACACCTTTAGGCGTAGTTCCAACCTGTGGTGCTGCTGCTGGTACAACTGCAGCCGGTCCTACGGCTGCTGGTGCGGCTGCTGGTGCGGCTGCTGGTGCGGCTGCTTGAGATGGTTGGACAATTTGTATTGGCTCTAATGTGCCTGGACCTTCACGGAACATACCGGTCTGCCCACCGGAAGTAGTCAATTTAGGTGTTCGTAATGCTTGTTGGCCAGGACCTCCAATTTGCGATTGAATAACATTGTCAATAAATCGGCCAAGTTTTTCTGGATTTTGTTTCGCAACCATAAAACCCATGCGTAGCACAGTATCCACTTTTTGTTGTGGAATTCCTGCCGCTATTGCTTCTGCTCGGATTTCATTCATTGCCTCAATAGCTTGGTCGGCATTGCCACTCTCAATTCTTGGGTCATTTCTTCGTCCACCTAATATAGACATACCTATTGCAGTTTGGTCTTTATCCAAAGAAAACTGGGATTGTTGCGTTTGTGTTTTAGCTTGTTGTACCAATTCAGGGAATATTTCCCGCTCACGCTGGTACGCTTGCGCACCACGAGCCATATTGACCATTTCGGGCAATGTCATCATTGCCGGTGGTTTTCCGCTTAACGAGATGTCTGGTTTTATATTAATTGCCATGATTAGTGTTTTCTTTCCTAATTAAGCAGGGGGTGGGCTATATGTTGTTGGCAATCTAGCTCCAGCAGGGTTATAGAATTGCTGCGTATTTAAAGATGAAAGATTACTGCCATATCCACCAGGCGGAGCAACTGCGGGTGTTTGTGGTCGCATAAACTGATTTAACAAGTAGGCATTAGTAGCACCGCCAAATCCTCCTGCAAGCGCATTTGCTGATCCAACTGTTCCGGCTGCTTGTGCAGCAGCTTGGCCAGTTATTAATCCTGTTTGTCCAGCTGCAAAGTTTTGGCCAGCTTGAACTCCTGTGTTAACAGACTGTTGACCCATTCCAGCAATATTGGCTAAAGTGTTGTAAATGTTGCCACGCTCAGTCTGGAATCGGTTAAATGCGTTGCCATACTCGGTAGATGCTAGATTTTGACCATAATCAGCTAAAGAGCGCAATGTATTACCGCTGATTGCACCGCCGCCCACATTAGCTAAACGCTCCGTTGCTTGCGTTCCTAGGCGCTGGCGAAATGCCATGCTGGGGTCTAAATATTGGGCAAATTGGTCTGGTCCAAACTGAGAAGTTAAAAACGGTTTCATCCGCTCAATGTCTTTAAGGGCGGTATACCCTGTCTCGCGGTATGGCCCTAAATCTTCTCTAGATTGCTCATACATGGCCCGCTCTTGAGCCATTGCGCGGTCAGCTGCGTTTGCCTGGGTTTGGGCCGCGCTTTTGGCTGCCTGTGATTGCATATAGCCGCTGCCAATAGAAACGGCTGCAATAGTACCGGTGACTGGATCAGGCATTATTAAACTCCTTTACATAATCTTCATAAGTCTCGCCATATAATTTGGCAACATACTCAGCAGCATTAGCCGCCTCATCAAATCCGTGGACTAAGCGCACTACTTCCAATATTAAGTCGTAATACGCAGCTCGCCACATATAGGCCTTGTGTAATTGTTCTCTATTATCTTCCAATTTGTTAGCACCAATCCACTTCAAAATAAGAATACTGACGATAGGCAGCAAATTATGGGAATGGGCTTGAAAGAAATGGTTTTGGGGTAATTCCACCATAACCTGATAAATTACTTTTTCTTTCTGTTTTGGCTCTACTGGGTCGTTATCGCGCCAATCGTCAAGGCCTTGGATAACATTAAAAAAGTCCATAAGCCACCGCTGCGCAGTTAATGGCAAATTAAGAGGGGCTAATAATTGTTCGTTCATAGGTTGTAATAAGGGATTCTTTTAGACTCGCCGTTAACGGTAACCTCAATAAACCCTTCTGGGTTTGCCGGCAAAGTCGCTGATCCAGCAGTAGCCGTTGCTGCGCTAGAAAAGTTCAGTAAATTAAGCAAAAACAACTGCCAGGCGCGGGTTGGCCGCCCCGTATCATCAATCAATGGGCTGGTTGGCAGCCGTTGGTTTTGCGGTGTAGACATTAGTTTTCTCCAGCCTCTGCCTTTAAGTTTGCAGAAATAATGACTGCCTTGACGGGGTCCGAAATAGAAACCTCAAACACTTTATCGCGGGAGAACCCTAAACGCCGCCAAATAGCACGATTTAGGTATTTTCCTTGTTTTCCGATGGTTGTCCAATACTCATTTGACCAAGTCGAACCGCCATCATTAGACCAGCGCAACATTGCCTGGGGGTCATCTCCTTGGCCGGTAGACAGTCCAACGCCTGGCTGGAACTGTATCTGCAACTCATGGAAATACTGGCGCTGCAGGTCGGTTGTAATGTGCGGGGCTCTGCGTATCCGGCGGATTGGCTGGCCATCATCGGTGTAATAGTTACGGCTTAATTGATAAATCTTACCGTTTTCGTAGTCTCCAACCAAGACTTGCTGGTTAAAGAATGCGCAGCAATTACCGCGGTGGCGCTCAAATTCGTTTTGATTATTACGGTACAACCACTTATGCCAAAGGCCAGTAGTCTGGTCAAATGCCCAAGTTAAGCCATTAGTCCCAATTGAGGGAAAGGTCACTACATAGACTTCGTGGCCTTCAAGCTGGTAAGTCCACGCTAATGCATCGGACACATTCTGATTAACTAAAGTTGTTTCTACCGCATGGGTAGATATTCTCTCTGGAAAATATCCATTCATACGCACAATCATTGCCTCGCCACGGTTGTTTTTTGACACATATGCAAAGGAATTACCCATGCGAGACATAGAATATTGCGCTGCAATACCTTGCTGGGTGGATGTGCCAGGAATCCGAGTAAAGGGAAACGGCACCGCGCCCGAATTAATCCAGACTTCGGAGGACATTTCGCCAAGCAAATAGACTTCTCGGCGGTCAACAATAATGGACACTAGGTCATCTGGTGAGCCATCTTTACTAGCAAACGATAATGGGTCGGTGATTGGGCTCAGTAAGTCCGAGGCCGCCCACAGCTGCGAATCTGGTTTGTTATAAACAAAGTAATTGTCGGTTATATCAACCGTTCCGCCACCTTCAAATGGGCCATCGGTTGCAGGCAATACAGTCCAATTTATGGCATAAATAGCGGTGCTGCTCACCGTCTGGGATGCGCTGACTGTATATGTTCCTACTCCGCCTGATCCTGTACCAAAGGCCGTAATGATAGTCCCATCGGTTACGCCAGAACCTTCAATGGTTTGGCCTATTCGTAAAGTTCCGCTAGTCACCGCTGAAACAGTCAAGGTTGTGCCTGCAATCGCAGCCGTTACGATGGCGGGCGCGGCGTTGGAATTAATAGTGGTTGACGCTACAGTTTGGGAGTCGCTAACCGTATAAGTTCCAGTTCCGCCCGTGCCTGTACCCAAAGCAGTAATGACGGTATTTTGGTCAATTCCCTGTCCAAAAATAGCCTGGCCAACTGCAATTGTTCCACTTAAAACAGAGGTTACAGTTAAGGTTGTTGTTGATATTGAACCGGTAAAGGTTGCTGCGGATGGATTAGAGATAAACCAGCAATAACGGTAAGTCTCATCCACAATGTAGACATTCACTCCGTTGTCCACAATCCCGACCAGTCCGGTTGAGGAATTCATCTGGCCAATCATTTTGGGTGTGTAATCAGACTCCATCACATACACAAAATCACCGCATACGGTAACGACTTGAGTGCCACCTGACAGGGTACGAATGCCCCGTACTTCTTCTTGATTTGGCAGAATAGCAACTGTTTCAAGTCCTGGCGTTGGATAAAGCGCCATAATGCCGCGGTCACCTTGAGGTTTAGTTGGGTCTATTTCTGGGAAAAAATTAATGCATTCCTGGGCATCTTGATAAATAGAGGGTGCCTCGTAAGCTGCGCCAACAAATCCAAAGTCAGGCATTAAAAGCCTCCGGTCAGAATCCAACCAGCATCTGCTCTCTTACCAACAATCAATGAATCCTCAAATCGCGCCACCTGCATAGGTTTCATATTGTTGCGCTTAATGGTTGCCTTGGCATGACTAGCAAAGCCATTAATCATCTGTATTTGCGTTGGGCTGGCTTTGCCATACATCGGCATCAAACGCTCTGCTAAACACCATCTAAGGGCCATTAAATAGCCCTGTGGGATAACTATCTCATCATTAATGGTGGTAAAACGCTGAAACAAGGTATCGGCAAAGATGTGCATCTCGCCTTGGGATGGATTAGGCCATACAAAAATGGTTCCCAACGCCTCGCTTGGCTGGTAGTACAGGGCGCGAGGCCAAGGGCCATTTAAGGTTTTTAAACCTATCATCTCGTAGTTCTCTAAATTGAGAATGGTTATTGGGTAATCTAAGCCGCCATTCAAAATAGGCTGACCATTGGAGTTAGTATTTACCCTTACGAAAGCAGAATTAATTGACAAAGGGCGCTCGTAATATGCACTAATAGTAGTGCTGGCAACGGTCTGCGAGATGCTTACGGTATAAGTTCCATTGGAATTAACATTGCCGCCCGCACCAGAGCCAAAGCGCGTAATCTTGGTGCCAGCTGCCACACCAGAGCCTGTTAAGGTCATACCTAGAGCAATTGCGCCAGCTGCTACATTGGTGACAGTCAAAGTTGTGCCGCTAATTGATCCTGTAATCGTGCCGCCTATTTGGCCTCCAGCACCAATGGTGTACTGGGTTTGTCCGGAAGTTAAGGTAAATATGATTTCGGTCTTATAAAAGACCATCATTTGCTCATTGGACCATTGGTCGCACATATCATTGAGCATATCAAACGCGTCTTGCGAATCCGCAGGCGCGGGAGTCTCACCAGCCTCCAGAGCCCCAATATCTTTAAGGGCGCGAGAGATGATGTCGATTGGTTGTGTCATATCGTCACCTTAAATGTGTCCACGGCCCAGGGCGGCTTAGTTGTTGCTGCTAAACTTAGCGCATCCAGTTGCTCTTGTAATCTGTATTTTATGAGATGTTTGCCGTCTTGGGTAGCATCTAAATCAAGCCAATGGATAACCTGGTGTTCGGCTGTATCGTCATCCACCATGTGCTGCGTCAGCATTTTCCAATTACCCTCAGTTATTACAGAGTTTTTATCATCTGTTGCCATGCACCAATATTTAACGGATTTAAGAGCCCCATCAATAATTAGGGTCTCTAATATTTTCCATTGATAATTAGTCATTATTTAATGGCATCTTCAAAGGGTTGCAAATCATATCCAGCGTAGTAATCGCCTTTAGCAATTTGAATTTGCAAGTGTTCTTTATTTCTAACTACCGTATCTGCCCAATCTTCATCAGACATCATTTCAGGCTTGCCAGCCAATAGAAGATTTACGCTATCCATTGCGGCAGAATAATCTTTAGCTACTTTTTGTTCTTGGGTTAATTTAGTCATTTTATTTTCCTTTAAGTTGGTCAATTTCTGCTTTTAATTCTTTTACTGCGTTAATTAAATACCAAGTTAAATCGCTAGGGTCAACACCTAAAAATCCTGTGGATTCTTGTTTAACGCAATTAGGTATAACCTCTTGAAGTTCTTGTGCAATTACCCCAAGTTGCACGCCCTCTTTTTGAATTGCTAATTCTTGTGGTAATTCAGTAATTTCTTCTGGTTTACGATATTCAAAATTACGCACTTGAATTTGCATAATTTTTTCAAGACCGATATTGTTATTTACAATATTTTTCTTTACTCGTTTATCTGATGTTGTTGACCAAGATGCAGAGTTATTTCCAGCATAATTGCCACCACCACCAGCGTTCATAAACCCTGTGCCAGTACCTTTTCCAACAGAGTTATACCCAATAACAATTTCTGATGAATTAGCACTAGCCGATGGTGAAGAATAACCCCCAATATAAATATTATTTCCACCAGTAGTTATATCTGCTCCGCCTACAGGTGTTCCGTATCCAGCAGAAAGACCAATACAAGTATTATTTCCACCAGTTGTAAGAGCATACCCAGCTTGATAACCTACTGCTGTGTTGTTAGAGGCGGTGGTGTTTGCGTTTAAAGAACCATAACCTAAAGCAGTATTATTAGCACCAGTAGTATTAGCGTAAAGCGCTTGATAACCCATTGCTGTGTGGTTAGATGCGGTGGTGTTTAACTGTAAAGATGAATCACCTAATGCCACATTGTAAGAGCCTGTCGTATTTGAATTAAGCGTATTTACACCAAAAGCATCATTGGCTGTGCCTGTAGTGTTACTTCTCAATGCTAATGCACCAACAGCAGTAAGCTGTCCTGTTGTGTTTGGATAAGCAGCTTGATAACCTACGACCGTGCTGTAAGAGCCTGTAGTGTTTGAGTAGAGACTTTGATTACCAATGGCAGTATTGTAGCTACCAGTTGTATTACTATATCCAGCTTGGTAGCCTACTGCGGTGTTGTCTGATGCAGTACCATTTGATGCAAGTGTTTGCCTTCCAATAGCCACATTCTGACTACCTGTGGTGTTATTAACTAATGCCGCATTACCGACTGCCACATTGTTTGAACCTGTGGTATTTGCGTTTAATGCTGGTCCACTATCTACTGCGTTAGTTCCACCGAGTGCAAGGTTGTTAATACCAGTCGTGTTTGCAGTTAAAGCAGATTGACCAAAAGCACAATTTCCATAGCCTGTCGTATTAGCGGCTAATGCGGATGTACCGAAAGCTGATATACCTACACCAGTAGTATTTGCGTATGCAGCTTGATAACCTACGGCTGTGTTATTAGATGCGGTGGTGTTTGAATACAAGGCTTGGTCGCCAATCGCAGTATTGCTTGACCCTGTTGTATTGGCAAGCAAAGATAGATAACCTACTGCGGTGTTGTCTGATGCGGTGGTGTTGGCTTGAAGTGCTGCTACACCAACAGCAGTATTGTTATTTCCAGTAGTATTATTTTGTAATGCCGCACTTGTTGATTCATTATTTCCACCTACTGCAACATTAGAATTACCAGTAGTATTTGAAGTCAAAGCATAAGCACCGACTGCGGTAATATGTCCAGTTGTAGTAGCCGCACCAGCAACATAACCTATTGCAGTATTACGACTTACTGTGTTAGCCGCCAAAGCACTACCGCCTAATGCCGTATTATTACTTCCCACACTATTTCCAGCCAAAGCACTAGCACCAACAGCTACATTGGTTGATACAGCACCAGCACCCTTACCAACAGTAAGACCTGAGATAGTTGCATCGTTAGTTGATGTTAAAACTGTTGATGTTAAATTGCCTGTTGATGGATTAAATTGAAGTTTTGTTGATGAAACATCTAAAGTTGTTTCTGTTCCAGCGGTCAATTCGCTAAATGTAATGTATCGCGTTGCGTTGGTCGTAGTGTCATCGGTAATGGTTACACCATTAGCATTTGCGTTCCAAGTTGGAGCCGATGCGCCATTGGAAGTCAATACATAACCAGCTGTTCCTGTTGATCCAGCAAGAGCCAGGGTACTAGAAATGTCTAAGGTTGTCACTTTGGCCGCAGCTGCAGTCGTTGCACCAATAGATGTATTGTCAATGGTTCCCGCATTAATATCCGCGGTATCGGCAATTAAACTGTCAATATTAGCAGTTCCATCAATGTACAAATTGCGCCATTCGTGGCCTGTTCGACCTAAATCGTAAGCATTGTCTGTTGCTGGATCAAAATCTGAGTTAATCCGAGCATTAAAAGTAACGGTATCGCTATTGCTAGTTCCAAAAGTTGAGTTGTCATCGACTGTCAGAGTAGTAAATCTACCTGTATTTGGCGTTGTATTGCCAATGGTTGGGGGCGCGGATAAGTCTAATGTGCCGCCTAAAGTAACCGTTCCAGAGCCAGTAATTGGTCCGCCAGTAAGGGTTAATCCGTTGACAGTTCCAGCAGTACCAACTGAGGTGACCGTTCCCGTGGTTGGCGTCGCGTATGTTGGTACGCCGCCAGCCAAAGTTAAGACCTGGCCGTTAGTGCCAGCAGCTAAAAATGTTGTTGCGCCCGCGCCGCTTTGATAAGGAATAGAGCCAGTTGCTCCGCCTGCAAGATTGGTAGCCGTGGTGGCCGTAGTTGCACTACCCGCAGTTGTTGCGGTGGCTGCGTTACCCGAAATTGATCCAGTAATAACATTGGAGACTGTAAGGTCTGTTAATGTGCCAACACCGGTAATACCCGAATATGAACCACTTAAACGCGCAGAGTCAATCGTTCCGCTTGTAACCTGGCTGCCTGCTATAGCAATACTTGTATTAGTTGCGCTTGTAATCTGGCCTTGGGCGTTTACTGCAATTGCTGGAACCGTACTGCCCGAACCATAAGTTGCAGCTGATACGCCAGTATTAGTAATTAAAAACTGAAAACCAGATAAAGTTAGGCCAGTTCCCGCCGTGTAAAGGGCATTGTTAGAAAACTGCACGAAAATAACCGCGGTTACGCCAAGAGTTCCGCCTTGTTGGTTTGTGTTTACCCAAGCTGAACCACTTAAAAGTGTTCCAGATGTCACAAATAGATAAGCCGATACCAGTTCATCCCAAGTATTTGCGTCAGTTGACCTAGACCATGCGCCGCTTGCCGCAACATAAATTCCATTTTGCGACTGTGTTGATTGATCTTTAACTAAGATTCGTTCACCGGCAGTAAGGGTCGATGCCCAATCTCCGCCAGCTTGAGTTGTTAAACCAGAAAGGGTAATGTTACCTGTGGTTGTGTAATCAGCAGGCTGCTTAAATGCAAGTCCTTGCGCTACTGCATCAACATACGCCTGGTTAACAATTGATGTAGGGCCGCTTGGTGGCGATGTAATCGTTCCCGTTGTGGTCGCAACATTGGTAAAAGTGCCGGCAGCGGGTGTAGTTCCTCCAATTACTGAGGAATTAATGGTGCTATTGGTAATGGCCACCCCGTCTAAATCGGGGTTTGTAGGGGCAAAAAACGGTGTCCCAGCAGGTCCAATCAGGTTAATACACTCATATGGCGGTAAGGGCTCAAAAGTCCCTTGGACCGGCACTATATTGGTTGTTATAGTCTTTGCGGTGTCGTTGGACATGGTAAATCCCTTATTCGTTTGCCACTAATGTCAAATAGAGCGAGTTTGTGCCTGACGAAATGGCTTTAATAAAGAAGTTTGGCCTTGGGCAATCAATAATGACTGGCAAAAACATACCAGGAGCCAAAACATAAGACCCGCTGCTGCCAGATGCTGCAATCGCTGGAGTTGCCATATTGGAATCAGTTGTGCCAAAAGTGATGGCTGCAGTACCCGTTCCAGTATTAAGAATGGCCACGCGGAATGCGATGGTTGGGGTATCTGGTATTAGCTGCAGCGCGGATGATGCAGATGTTGTTAAGTCCAACCGAAAGGTTGGGGAAAGAATCTTTAGAGAGTCCATGATTATCCTCGTAATAGAGATGTTTAAATTATCCTATGTTTTTAGGTTTTTACACCATAAAAACAAAAAAAAGGCCACCTCTTTTGGAGAATGGCCTTTTCAGGTCTCATGCGGGATTAAGTCGCAATGAGCCCTTTGTTACGCAACGCAACCAAAATTGCATTCACAGCGGTTGCAATTTCCGTACCTGTAGCGCTATTGCCAAGGTTTGTAATTGCAGCTGCTTGAATAACAGGGGTTGAGCCATGAAAAGCCAATTTGTCTGCTGCGGCACCGGCAATTTGTATGCCGTCTGTTGAATCACCGTTAAACAGAAAATTGGTTGTTTGGGTAGTTGCTGGTCCTGGATTTGGCATGATAAGGTTCCTTTCCTATTAAGCTGCTACGCGGCAGGCGAGTTCTGGGTAAAGCGGAGCCCAGCCGTATAAAACATCTAAACGGGTTGGGATGGAGTCGTTGTTAATGGTGTATTGACGCACCACACGAATCGACAAGCCATTATCCTTATCGCTTGCACGGCCTGCAAAATGTACGCCGTCTGGCAATTGGAGGTCGGCAGTAGCCAGGGTAAACGCATTGCGATGGAACACCAAGTTCTGTGGGCTGACAATACCAGTTTTGTTAAATGGTGTTACAGCTGCAGTTGCAGATGTAGTTGCCACGGTTACATTTTGGAATTGACCAGCAGTAATAATTGCAGGGCTAACGATTACAGTTGCTGATCCACCACTAGTAATTGTTACATCGGCAGTTACTACAAAGTTACGCAATACATTACCACCGTAGGGCTGGCGGTTCTGTGGGTTGACTGCAAACACACCAGCAATCTGAATGGTATCGCCTTGCTTTAATACGGCATTAGCGGTAACAGCAGAGATTGTGATGGATGAAGTCTGAGCCCAGCCAGTTGTCAACGAACCTGTAAATGTAGAGGTATTCGTAGTCATTGTGGCCGTTGCGTAAGAACCGTAAGTATGGGACACGATGTTTTGGTCCATATACCAGTTCATACCAATGGTGTCGCGACCCATCATTCCCTTTTCATACTGGCCAGCGATGGAACCTTGTGGGTTGAATAAACCCTTTAAGGAGCCAACAATACTAGCGCCGGTGAATGGGTCAACAACGCAAGAACGCTTACCGTCACGGGGAGCGCCTTCACCATCCAAGAAAGCCTGGGCGGTCAAGAATGTTGCGATGTCAGATGGAACTACACCAGCTGTACCAACGGTATTAGCGGTGTTGTCAACTGCCATTGTGGTGCCGTCAAAGTCGATTTTGTTGGCGATTGCTGCAATAGCAGGTTTTAGTACACGGTCCGAGAACATATCTAACGACAAAGACAAGTCTTGAGTCGTAAATTGTGTGTCCACATGGAACTGGGTACTGAGGGTTACTGGGGATGAAGTCTCGTTAAAGTCCTCAACATTCAGCGCTGGGCCGGTGGTACCGATAAAACGACCTGGGCGGCGGACATTGACTGTGTTACCAATCTTTGCACCGACAACCGCAAACTGGTCATCATAGTTACGGTCTACACGACCAGTAAAGGTCAAACTGTTTTCCAAGACCATCAACGCCTCGTTGGTGATCATGGAGATGGTTAGCAAGTTATTTGCCATGGTAATTCTCCAAATTAATTTTAAAGTTACCCGTCATCGAATCTTCCCAGAGGCCCTTGCAGCTTTCCATTGCTGGTAGGTGCCATGAAATTTACGGTCAGAATCCAACGCAATATCGCTAGGATTCCCACCGGCTTTCAGCGGACTAATCGGTGCCGGAGCATTAGACTTCTTCGCAACAGGTTCTCTTACGCTCGGTTTAGCTGGCTCTGCTTTCTCAAATTTAGCCTCTAAACGCCCGATGGCACGGAGTTGTGAGGTAATGGATTTCTCCGCCAACTCACGAGCAAAATCAGGATTTTCGGCCAAGTAATATAGGAGTTGTGGGCCTACATCACTCTCAATAATTGCATCGGTGACCGGTTGTGACACCGAGACATCGCTTGACGCAATCATTTCCTCGTAATCCGGCATATCTTGTTTCGCAACATCTAGTCGATCTTGGAACTTCTGCCGCATCCGCGACTGTTCCTCCTCAACCTTGCGAGCAAGTTCTGCTTGATCCCGCTCCCGCATCTTTCGATCAGTAGTCCACTCGGCCAGAGCCTCAGCATACTCTAGAGCATCATTGAATTGCGCTGGGTCTGGTTTAGGGTCAGGTTCTTCCGATTTAGGCGGATTTAACTTGCCTTCCAAATCCTTAATACGCGCCTCAAGAGCCTCACGAGCACTACGCTCACGGTCCGCATCTTGGCGGGCTGCTTCGCGCTGCTTGGTCAGTTCCGAAAACCGCTTTTCAAGTTTCGGGTTGTGCTTCTTTTCACCTGCTACAGCATCTGTTTCTGCCTCTGGCTCACTCCGGTCTTGCTCAACAACCGGCTCCGCATCTGCGGCCTCAGTTGGAGTTTCCTGACTGGCTAAACCAAGTTTTTGTGCATGAAACTCAGCTAAATTCTCACTTGTTACTAAGTTACCAGCTTGTTTCCTTACCGGTTCCTGTGCTACTTCTGCATCGGACATGGATTAACTCCAAGAATAAACCCGATGAACCCATCGGTAGGTTAAATCTATTAGAAACTGTTTTTCAATAGTTGTCAACGAGGTCCCATTGGTACGCCAGGGATAACCGGTTGTTCTAATGGCTGCGGTTGCATTTGTTGTGCAGCAAACTGCGCAATCATTTGGTCATCCATTGCGGGGTTAGTCATTGGCTCCTGGGCAATCGCCATCTCCTGCTGCAAGAATGGTGACTCATTCATATTGACTTCGCTCTCAGCAAACGCAGCTGCTTGGCCTTGCTCAAAATCCCTGCGGTCTATTTCTTGTTGCAGGGCGCGTGAATCCATGCCCTTTAGTAACAGTTTGGTGATAGCGTCTAACTCAGTCCGGTTCTGGTCGGTAATCGACTTCATGTTGGTCTGGTTAACTTTAGCCTCGTTGATGGTCTCGGTGTTGTACGCCCTAGAGGTTACATCCATCAATTTGCGCTTGGTTTGGCCTTCTTCCTTCATGCGCTGCACATCGGTTTGGTGCTGCAAGTTCATGGTCAAGGCCGCAATCTGTTGCTGCATATCGGCAACCATCTTTTGGCTGGCCATCAACTGCATCTGGACTTGTGGCGGAATGTCTGCCTTTTCGTCAATCTGGGCTAATGGGTTCATTGCGGCCAAACGGTCAGCAATCACATCTGCGCCTGGGAAGTCCATGTTGCGGAATATTAAATCGCCGGCAGCTTGGAATAGTTCAGGGTTAGATTGGATCAATGGGATCATCGACTCGACTGCCTCCTGGCGCTTGGATTGGTAGCCAGGGCCAGTATCCATATACACATCGTATTCGCCCACGGTTACATCATTCAGTATCTTTTCAGCGCCTGATTCATCCACGGCCCGTTGGTTAATCGTTACCATCTCAGGCTGGTTGTCGTAGCCAATAATCCGCATGACCCGCTCTTTGTCATAAATCTTGGGGATTAGGTCTAGGATGATCCGCCCAGTATGTTTAAGGGAGCGCGTCAGATTGTCGTAATAATGAAAGTTCGACATATCAATCTGCATCTGCTGACCGCGGATTGCCTTACCAGACATATTGCCTTGAGACAACATATTGGGGTCAAATATCCCAACTACGGTTTGCAGGTCATTGTTGATTGCGCTTGTAGCCTCAACGATTCCGGCAGCAGGTGGCTCTGGTTGCAATCTAACCGGTTGTGGCGCAGGTTGGCCCTCAATGTCTTTTTGCTTGTAACGCAATACCGGTGTGGCCTTAATGTTAGCCAAGTTCCATTCATTCTCATGGCCCTCATCTTGACCCTCTGCCAACAGCCACTTAGCCTTGGGCGCGAGAGCCACCGACTCGGTCAGAGCGGTACGCCAGTAGTTGTACATCCGCTGCGGGTCCTTGGCCATGCGCACAATGCCATACTTCTTGCGCTTATCGTCAATCGTCAGCTGTTGGCCATAGACGGGGACTATTGGGATATGCTTACCCATCCATGTGGATTCTTCAAGGATTTCTATACCGGTCAGCTTTGCCCACTTAATGGTCTTGCGCATTGTTTCGCGCTCGGCCACCACTTCAATGCCGGCTGCAATCATCATTTCTGCGCTGGGTGCCTCATCTTTATAGACTTGCGTACCATCGGAAAGCATAAGCAATTTGGTCTTTTTGCGCTCGGTATACCACCATTCAGCGATTCGGATGTCATCCTTCATAACCCAATCCGCGTCTGCGTCACCAGTTCCACGCATATTGAAGTTACCGCCATCGTCTGCATTAGGGTATTCGGCCTTAAATTCCTTTTTGCTCATTACCTCAGTAATTAGGCAAGACTCAGCGTCAGACCCATCTGGCATCTGACTGTTGGGGTCCATGTAAACAGTAAATGGGTTTACGATGGGTTTAATGTAAATTTCTTGGTCAAACGAATCTTCTCGTGTGTAGTCGGTAACTATGCGCCAGTAACCCCAACCCATGCGGACCGCAAACTCAAAGGCCGTATCGTAGGCGGTATCTGCGTCCGAGTTGACCTCAATATGCTTAAAAATGCCCGTTAGGATGTCAGCGACCTTGGCATTAGCTGCCGAGTTCATCGAGTGCGCTTTCATGCGGGGTCTTGCTTGGCGCTGCTGATTACAGACCTGGCGGATAAAGCCATCTAGTTTGTTAATAGTCAGGCAGGGTCTAGCCTCTAGGTTTCTAGAGTTTTGCACTTCAACTGGCCATTGGTCACCGGAAGAAAATTTAAGGTCGTCCAGGGCATCCTGGCGGTTGTAAGAGTCCGCATCATTTGCGTATCTTAAGAATTTCTGCGCGTCTTGTATACGCTGATCGTTTGCCATATTCATCCCATCCATGATCCAGCCGGTTGTTGCACGGCTCGTTTAGCTACCGATTTGCGGGGCTCATTCACTACTAAACCAAGATATTTAAACGCATCGGCTCCGTGCGAATATATATCGTGCAAAGGCGTTTTACTGAATTGCTTAGTGTCTGGGTCCACATCATATCGGTAATGTCTTAAACATTGTAATCCTTGATGGCAATTTTCTCTATCAAAATAACACTTGTTGAATATTGTCCTAGCTGCATTGATAGAGTCCGCAGTTGGGGTTCTTGGCACAATCTGCACCTTGTAACCGGCTGCCCTGACAATGTCGGCAATCGAGCGCCCAGCAGCTGCCAGAGTTGAGTTCTCAGCATCATGCGGCAGCCAGATGGTGTCATAGTGATACCCGAACTTCTGCATCTCGGCCATGTAATAGGACATGGTCTTTTGATTGTCCTCAATATATCGGATTAATCTAATCTCAAATCCAATGAATTGCACAAACCAGATGGCCGTATTGTCCGACCAACCAAGGTCAAAGACAGCATGAACTCCCTTCATTTGATCATAGGGAACTTTGGTAATGCGCTGCTCAAGGTCAGCAAGGGTTATTTCGTTACCAAATACCGCTCCATCCACGGTCTTGCGGCACAAACCCTCCCAGACGGTGTTGTAGGCCTCGATGTCCCGCATATGGAGGTTGTCTTTCTCCTCCCGCAGCGTCTGGGGAAACCAAGGGTTATCGCGCCAGGTAATCTTTTGGACTATTGCATTGGTAGGCGGTGAGATAACAAACCGCTGGTAGGTATCATCGGTCTCAAGTTCTGGATTAAAAGTAATCCATATCTCGGAGTTGTCCTTTCGGATCGTAGGAATTAGGACATTCCAGCTAGTTTTAGAAACAGTCTGAGCCTCCTCCACCCAGCATATGTCTACACCCTCAAAGGATTTGACATTGGTAATGTTGTTTTTAAGGCCAATAAAGAAGAACTCAGAGCCATTCTTACCGCGAATGCTTGTCTGGGTAACCTCGTAAAAGGACTCTAAGCCTAGACTGTCAATCTGGTCTGTAAGCAGCTTATGGACAGAATCCTTAATGGATACCTGAAACTCACGGGCGCAAAGGATGCGGATAGGGTCTTTAGCTGCCTTAATTAATAACGCTCTGGCAACTCCCCAAGACTTAGCGCCACCGCGCCCACCGTACAGAATCTTATATCTCTTGGGCTCAAACAAAAAAGCCAGTTTTACGGGGAATTCTGCGTTAGCTAATGCTTTATCTAAAGTCTCAAGCATCTTGTGGTTTTACAAACATGACCTGAATGCCAGCCAAGAGCGGAGTTCCATCGGAATTCTCAACCTGGTTAGTTTGCACGGCTTTACCATCCAACCGGTCAATGACCTCTTTCACGGCCCATGCCTCGCCTTGTTCAGCTTGTGTAACCAGCTGCTTAACAATGTTTTCTAGCTTTTGAGGTTCTTGAGTCAGCACCTTTCGGAGCTTGTCATAGAACATCTTGCCCTTTACAGCATTAGAATTTCCTATCGGTGCGGCCATAGTGATTAACTCAATCAATAAGTTCCAGTTGTTAAATAATAAATCGTTTCTTGTTGTTTGTGTTAATCTTATACTGTAAACTGTTTACTCTTATGGAGGAGTTATGAAAATCATTAAATCGGAGTTCTGGCATATCCTACAAAAACATATTGCTTTAAGAAAGGGTCAAAAATGAAACGAATAGTCTTTTACTGTGGAGTTAATGTAGAAACTGGTGACGCTTATGTACGCAACGCACCAGAGTATCTTGCTATGACCAACGAGGAGCGGTTTAATGCCATATCCTCAATCGTGACCGAGTTGTGCCAAGAATTGAGGTTTGTTTATGCTCAACTCAATACCCAAGAAACTTCATTAGAGGGTCCAAAGATTCTTCAGTAAACCTCTCCCCATGGTGCGCAACTTGCATTGATCTAGCAATATTGGCCTCGGTTTTACCCGATTTGCGCATTCTTTCAAATGTCTTTGGAAACAGTAAATCAGCGGGCGCGCCCACAATTTCACCGCTTTTAGCCTGTAATCCGCCAAAATATTGCCCAGGTATGCCCATCGAATAGGACCCATGTTTAAACTCTGGGACTAATGGACCCGCGCCTGGCTGCGCAATAAACATAGACCGGCCAGCCTCACCCTGAAACAATCTTGGGTCATTCATTACTTTAGCGGTATCTTCCCAGCGCGGAAAACCTTGGTCTCGGAACTTGGCCTTACTCATAGACTCAACAATAGCCTTGCGCAGCTGACCGTCTTTAGACATTAATTCGTAGATATTTGGGGAATCTACGCCCGCAAAGTCTTTAAATGGGTATCTCTTCACGCCAGTTTCGGGGTCCTTTACCCATGTCTTACGCACATCTTCCCGCAACTCTTTATAAGCCTGTTTGGCGATTGGTAATGTTGGCAGCTGGCCAACCATGCCTTGGGCCATATGGTGGCTAAAGTTAATACCTTGGGGACTCATACCTAAAAATATTCCAAGAGCATCCTCGCCTTTATCGGCAAACATTCGCAAGTTTTCGGTTTTGCTAGATGCTGCAGCCGGCTCTGAGGCCCAAGCAACATTCTGTTTTACATTAGGCTCAAGCAACATAAATTCGCGCCCGCCTTGGCGTTGAACTGCTTGGCTTAATG